CGATGCAATCGGGGACCGTGTCGGCGCAGATTCCGAGCGAGTACGTTGGCAGTATGTACTGCGCAAAAGTGAGCGGCACGATTAAGGCGGGGATGGTGTTGCAGACGCTGACGCAGAACTTCATAAATGGGGCGGTACAGGAAACGATTACGAAGGACTTGGCGGCAGTCACAGGGCAGACGTTTGTGCGCATTGAGCCGAATAGCATTAAGACCGATGTTGACTTGGAGAACCGCGTGAATTTGCGGTTATATCAGTCGATTGCGAGTGGCGAAGTGATTGACTTCACCATCCGTGTTGCCGCGCCGCAAGTCGAGGCAGGCTTTGTCGCATCGCCATTCATCAGCACGGCATCGGGTGCGGTCAGTGAAGTGCGTGGCAGACCTTCTATTTTGGTCGTGCCGCAGTTAACGAAAGCAGGCGGTCTATCCGCAGTTGCCTGTGGTGAGCGGTGCTGACTTCACCTTCACGCGAGCGACCACCGCCACGCGGGTGAATGCGAGTGGCTTGATTGAGAGCGTTGCTTCGGGAGTGCTTCGCTTGGACTACCCGATTGGCGGCGGTTGCCCTGCGGCGTTGATTGAGGCGAGTGCGCCGAATTTGGCGTGGCATTCGCAGACGTGGGCGACAGGGACGAATTGGAGTTTGACCAATACAACAACGGCAACAGGAACCACTGGCACGCTTGACCCGCTTGGCACGAATACGGCTAATGCGATAAGTCCAACGGCGGTGAGTGGAGGTCATTTTGCTGCGTCTAATAACCCGACAGCAATAAGTTATACAAGTGGCACTATTTACACGCAATCCGCATTTTTCAAACAAGGCACAGGAGCGGCAGGTAGATATGTGCAGTTGACGTTTACAGGTGCGGCATTTACGCAAGCAGGCTATGCCAACTTCGACCTGCAAACAGGGGCGTTGGTTGCAAGTGGCGGTACGGCAGACACGAACAGGGCGGCATCTATCGAGAATTACGGCAACGGATGGTATAGGTGTAGGTTCACGGCAACGTGTAACAGCACAGGCACAGGTGTAGGCGTATTACCTGTTTTAATCACCGCAAGTGGCGACACCCGCGTTCCTTTGTTCGCAGGCGTTACAGGCGACATCTTGTACGGTTGGGGCGCACAAATGGAAACAGGCGCAATCCCTACTTCGTACATCCCAACGACAACCGCATCCGCAACCCGCAACGCGGATGTTTGCACAGTGTCGGGGGTATCGGGGTATATCGGGCAGACGCAAGGTACGATTTATGCGGAGTTTGAATATAGAACGAATACATCTGAAAGGCGATTGATTGCATTAAGCAACGGCACGACTTCGGATAGGGTTATGGTTTGGACGCTCAACAATATTTTATACGCGCAAGTTGAGGGTGGTTCATTAATATTAGCGAACCCGATAACGGAAGGATATCATAAGTTGGCTTTTGCTTACGAGCAAAACGGAGTGAGCGGTAATTTATTCGCAAGTTTGGATGGGGCGGCGGTGGTTTCAGGAACAAGTGCAGCCTTCCCTGCATCTTTGACCGATATAAACATTGGCAAGAGCGAGGCAACCGCAACATCTACTTTCTTTTGGAATGCTCGAATCCGCGCCGCCGCAATCTACACCACAAGGCTCGACAACAACACGCTCGCAAACCTCACCCGACTAACGTAATGCCCACATTCCGCAAATACGCCTTCCCAACCCAAGCCGAGTATGAGGCTTTTTATCAGCTTTCACAACCCGATGCCACCTGCGTGGAGTTGGGCATAATCGATGGCACCTACTGCGTTGACCTGCTGTGGGATGACCAACCCGCACCCGATTGGGAGCAGTTTGAGGTTTGGCCTGAACCTGTCGGCGTACACACCTTCCTTGGCTGGGACGAAACTTACACAAACGACTATAATGAAAGACTTTCTTAATTCCATCGGCATCAACATCGGCCTAACCATTGCAGGTTTCCTTGGCTCGCTTCTTCTATTGCCTAAACAACGGAATTGGAAGTTGCAACTGGTCAGCGTGTTCAGCGGTAGCCTTTGCGCCACCTACCTCGCGCCTGTGCTGATTGGCTTCCTGAACATAAACGCGCCCAACATACAGTACGGCTTGGCGTTCTTGGTGGGATTCAGTGGGGTCAAGATTGCGGAAGTGTTGGAGGCGAAAATCATAAAGACCCTGACTAATGATAGTAACGCGTAACGCGGCTAACATCCACACACTCGCTTACGCGGGTGACGAACTGAACTTACTGCTAATTTCAGACCTGCACTTTGACAACCCCAAATGCAACAGGCCGCTCCTAAAAAAAGACTTGGACGCGGCAAAGGCGAAGGGCGCAGGAATCATCGTAAACGGCGACTTTTTTTGTTTGATGCAAGGCAAAGGTGACCCGCGAAAAAGCAAGGACGACATCAGGCCCGAACACAACAAGGGTAACTATTTGCAAGCCGTGGTCGAGGATGCGGTCGAGTGGTTTAGTCCGTACAAAGACAACCTATTGCTTATTGGCTACGGCAACCACGAAACGCAGATTATCAAACATATGGAGTTTGACCCGCTTCAAATGTTCCAATCCATCTACAATTACAAGAACCAAAGCAACCTGCAGTTGGGTGGATACGGTGGCACGTTGAAGGTGCTGGGGAAAATTCGTAGCGGCTTACATCGCGCCTTCGTCATCCACTACTATCACGGTTCAGGCGGTGGCGGCCCAGTCACCAAGGGCGTCATCCAAGACCAACGCATAATGGCATTCGTGGAAGGCTACGACCTGACGTGGCAAGGTCACGTTCACGAGTTGTACCATCACGTAAATGTGGTGCAATATTTCAACCGAACCCAAGACATCATCCAGCAGAGGCGTGTACATCAACTGCGCACCAGCACATACAAAGAGGAGTACGGTGCAGGTGAAGGAGGATTCCACGTTGAGAGGGGTCGCTCACCGAAGCCGCTTGGTGGGTATTGGTTGAACTTGCAACAGGAGCGACTGCGGAAGATAGAGGACAATGGCAAGGAGCGCGACAGGACGGAGTGGGTGGTTAAACTGCATACAACGTAATGAGAACTATTAAATACCTTGTGGTGCATTGCACAGCCACGCCACAAGCGACCACGGTGGAAAGCATCCAACGGTACTGGCGTGAACGGCTTGGGTGGAAAGCGAATGGTTACCACAAAATAATCAAGGCAAATGGCGAGGTTATCACTTTGGCGCAGGATGATGAGATTTGCAACGGGGTGGCTGGCTTTAATAGCGTTAGCCTACACGTCAGCTATATTGGCGGCATTGATTCGCGTGGCAATCCGCTTGACAATCGAACGCAGGGCCAAAAGGATGCGCTCAGTCAAGTCCTTCACGCGTGGAGAGCAAAGTACCCAGACGCAAAGATTCAAGGCCACCGCGACTTCCCACGCGTAAATAAGGCTTGTCCTTCCTTCGATGCTAAAACTGAGTATAGTCATATTTAGCATCCTGCTGGCTGGATGCTGTCGAAAGGCAGTGGAGGTGCGGACCAACACGGTGGTCCACAGGGACAGCGTATTGATTGAGGTGCCGCACTATACCGAGCTGTACATCGAGAACCCCTGCGACAGTGCTGGCATCCTGCGGCAATTCCGATTAACGGATAGCACGAAAACAAGCGTTTTAAGCGCATCAAATTATCGGGGTGGTATTCGCATCCAACTGCGCAGAGATACGGTCATACAACGCTTCGTAGAGCGCGACACGGTAACGATTGAACGCGTGGTGAAAGTCGGGCCTGCAAAGCGCAAGAATCGGATGGCATTTGTGTGGTTCGGTATAGCACTCGGACTGGTGCTTTCGATTGCGGCTTTCCGCTTGATGCGCCTGTAATCGAGGCTTCGCGAAGGGCCTGTTTTGAAACTTTTTTTTGGAATGTGCGTTTAGACGCTGGAAACGCAGAAAAAAAAATAAAAAAAAGTATACAACCTATATATATATGTATGTATATTTGCATATACCAATTACGGTAGCAACTAACCCTCTAAACCCCAAACCCAATGACCAACCAATTTCAAAAAGTCGCACACGATGAAGCCTGCATTGACACGCTTATCGGTATGTTTTTAAACCGCCAAGGTTATTCCGATACTCACCCAATTGGTCAAGTTGTTGATACAATTGGCAAACGGACGTTACTCGTTCGTGTTGTTAAAACGACCACTGAATGGCCAATTAACAAAGATGAATTAAAATGGGAAGTCGGCGGATTTTCTGGCTATTGCTCAAATTCATTCAATCAAAAATGGGAGTTTGAATTAACTGACGAATTTGTTAAGATTCGCGTCACTAAAAAGGATTATGCCATTTACGCCGATAATTCGCCAAGCCGTTATTACGACTACAACTTCTAACCCAACAAGGGGCGCGACTTGTCAACGCGCATCTTTAACCCTCTAAACCCCAAACCAATGAAAACAATCGAACACAATTTCCACATCGGCAGTAAACTTTACTGGTCAGATGCACCAGAAATTCTTGCTGGCGTAGTAGTGCGATTCACTGACAAAAGAGATGTAGTAATCAATTTTGTTAGTGGTAATGAACAGGGCGAAAAGCACTACCCAATAAAATTAGCAAAACGTTTTATATCCAAACCCTAAACCAACCACCAAGGGGCGCGACTTGTCAACGCGCATTCTTTCAACCCTCTAAACCCCAAACCAAATGAACATCATCACTCCCAACGGCAACAAGTTCAACACCGAACTTCCAGCCAAGTCCAACCTGCTAATGGTCTTCACCGACAATGGCGAGCAAGTGTTTGACCGCCTGCGCGTTACAGGCAAGTACACCGTAGTAACCCAGTTTATGAAGCCTGTCGCTATGATTGAGGTCGAGCATTCCTTCGGCACTGACGAGATTTGCGAAGATTACCTTTGGCACTAACCCACCAAGGGGCGCGACTTGTCAACGCGCATTCTTTAACCTTCTAAACCCTAACCAAATGAACATCATCGAATCAACCCCCATCAACCTCGGCAATGACGATTGCGATATCGTGAATGCCTTTATTTACAAGCAGAATGGAACGCTTCACCTGCACATCGACTACCCAACCTCTGACCGCATTACCAACGAGTTCGAGCATAGCGACATTGACGCGCTGTGGGAGTGCCAGTATCCTGAATGGAATAACATTCTTTTTTCAACCACCCTCTAAACCCAAACCCAATGCAACACGACATCATCGCACAAACACCCATCACGCTTGACAATGGCAAGGTGGTGGATGCGTACATCCACAAGCAACCCAGCGGAATGTACGCGCTTCACGTCAACTACATCTTTGAAGCGAACACCAATTCAACCCGAACAAAGCAGATTGCCGAAGCAGTGTGGCGCAAGCAACACCGCGACTGGTTCAGGTTCATCCGCTTCCAGCGTTCTTCAACTCCCCTTCCAATGCCTAAACCCACCAACCAATGAAACACACCTTCACCCTTGACGCGTGGTATCGCCACATCAAAAAGCAACTGCGCAAGCAACCAGCACTGTCGCTGGCAGAAATTAAACAACCACTGCGCTTCAATCACATGCTGTGGGGCCGCATCCTTCAAGCTAAACAAATAAACGACTAAACCCCAAAAACAATGCAACCAATAGAAGGCAAAGCCACTGCATTTTACACTGACGTTAAGTCACCTGTCCGCGCAGGAATGCAGTTTAATACCAACAACTACAAGATTCGCAAAGTCGGCTACGACATCGTGCGCATCTATTTCGACAGTGCCGACAAAGATTGCACTGTTGGCCAGCAACGCATCAAAAGAGTTTTCACCATCTAACCCCAAAACCAATGACAACCCTAATCAACAAACTAACACCACAAGCACGCGCCAAGATGGATGCGATGCCAGCCGAACAGCAAGAGCGCCTGACGTGGTGGCTATCACGAAGCGAGTACGTCCACGAAACACCGTACTACGCCGTGATTACCATTTGTATGAATTTCGGAATCCACACTGACGATTTTTATACCCTATTCGCCATATGAAAGCCCTGACCTACACCGCATTCCTATTGATGACCTGCTTCATCTGCGCCATCCACACCGATGCTGGATGGTGGTACTTCACCGCATACGCGCAAACATTTATATTTATTTATATATTTGCGCTCATAAACAAACACGATGAAAAACACAACCAAAACCAAAACCGTTAAACCCCTTATGCAACTTACTTCCGTTTACTGCGAGGCTGACACCCTCACCCTATGCCGGGCGCGATTTGGCACGATTCGCGCCGCGTTAAACTACGCTGCCACCCAAACACAAACTAAACCCTTAAATCAATGACCAATCTTAAAACTATCAACATTAAAGGCAAGCCTTATGTGGAAGTCGTTGAGCGGATTAAATACTTCCGCGAACACTTTGCCGACCATTGCCTGACCACCGAAGTGGTGCAACTGACACCCGACTTCGTAGTGCTGAATGCCATCATCACCGACCCAACTGGCCGCATCGTTGCGACAGGACTGGCCCAGGAAGATCGTGGATCCAGCAACATCAACAGGACCAGCTACGTGGAGAACTGCGAAAGCAGTGCTTGGGGTCGTGCGCTTGGCAACTTCGGAATCGGATTGAAGGATGCCATCGCCACAGCTGAGGAGATGCAGTTTGCGCTGGCGAAGGAGAACGAACTGGAGAAACTGCGCACCGATTACTGCATCCTGATTGAAGCGTTAGACCCTGCCGAGATGGCGCGGTTATTACCGCAACCACACTGGGATGCGGCCAAGTTTGCAAAAGGAATTGAATACGTTAAATCACAACTTAAATCCAACAAAAAATGAGCTACATACCTAAATTATTGCACATCAAACAATCTATGCAAGTTTTGACAAGATTAGATAAACCAATCAATTACGATCAATTACAGGATATTCTAAGAAGTTGCCCTCCTTCACCAACGATGAGGAAAAGAAAAGGCATAACAAATGAAGCCTATGATCATTTGAAGAAAGTGAATTTAATTATGCAAGACAGTTCAAAGCTTTTCTATTGGGTAAATCATCCAGTCGATCAGGAACAGCAAAAATTATCTCAGGTTGATAAGATTTTGTCACAGCAGATTGAAAAAATGAAGATCCGCAAAAGCGCAAAATCTATGCAAAAAAAGCAAGACACGATTCACGAGCCGATGCTATTCGATAGCGTTATGCGCGAACAGGACCAATCAACGGTCACATTGAAATTGTCACCCGAACAATTTGAACAACTGAAAAAACATCATCAATTACTAACCACCATCCTAACTACAACCAACCAATGACACCCATCGAATTCATCTACACCTTACCCGCCTATCGCCGCACATCCCTGCGGCAGATGGCGGAGGAACTAAACAAGGCAGGCATCACCACCAAGCGCGGCTGTGCGTGGAGAGCATCATCCGTATACCTGCTATTCGGCAGGGACAACAACAAGTACCACTCAACGCCGAAGTTACCGCAAGCTCACGTGACAAAAGCACTCCGCAATTTGTCACGCGCTGAATCCCTCATCCGTTCATCCCTTCAAATCCTACAAGAAACCAATGGCTAACCTGCAACTACCCGCTAACATCAGCAAGGCTGACATAAGCGAATTCGTGGACTCAGTGACCTCCGAAGTGCTGGATGGGAACATATCACCACTATCCGTACACGTGCGCTGTAAAGCGTTAATAAAGGCATTAGAAGGCATCTTGGATAATACGCAAGACATAGCCATTGACGAGGCCTATCACTACAAAGGCGCGTTCAGCATCGAAGGTGCTAACGTTGTACTACGCGAAGGATACGGAATGCCTGACTTCACGCAGGACGAAGTATGCAACGAGATGAGCGCGAAGTTGAAGGCACGTCAGGAACTGCTGAAACAGGCGTTCAGGATGAACGGCAAGGCCGTGATTGTAGACCCTGACACTGGCGAGATTGTGCCAGTGCTACCGATGAAACCAAACAAAACCACTTTAACCGTTACCTTCAAATGACACACCAAGCATACAAACTATGGCTGGCAGGGCTGAGCCTTGCTAACCTTCACGTTGAGCAAGCCAACTGCGAGTTGGTGATGCGCATCGCCATCAATCACACTGTCCGAGATTCAGCCGCAGATAAACTGCGGCTGGTCTTGGAGGAGTTAGACAGCCGCCAAATCAAGAAGTAAATTCACGCCAAATCAAGAAATGACTATGAACGACATCGAATTTGTATTTGAAATTGAAGACGAAGCAGGTAGCTTCGAAGTGCCAATGCACTTTTCCGCACAGGATTGGTTTAATGACGATAGCGGTGACATCCCTGATGTTCACTATACCGACATCGGATTTGACCAGCATCAGAAGGACATCATTCACGACCTGATTAGAATGAAGGGAACCGAACACGATGGTGGCTTGCTGAGCGAGATGCAGAAAGCGGCCGACTGGTGGCAGAGCCATCAAGGCCCTGATTCAGTGTGGCACGATTACTTTACTAATGACTATGAAGTACAAGCCAATTATTAACATTCCATTCCAGTATATGGTTACTGATGAAGATTATGCGCAAGCAGAACTTTGGGTAAAAGAATCTAAATTTAACGGCAATCAGTATTCTATAAGCACTGACCCTAATAGATTTTTGTATGCCGCTGTTGGAGAAATTGCTTTCAAAACTATGTTTCCATTTTTTCAAAAAACATCTCATAAATCATACAAACACGATTTTGTACTTAATGATATTTGTGTTGATGTAAAAGTCCGTGTACGTTCTAATTTAGATGCTTGCATTGGATTTGAGTATGGCATTGAAAAAAGAATTGCACAAAACAACATTACACATTATGCTTTTTTGAATTACAATAAAGCTACCCGTAACGTGCAATTTATTGGAATTATTAGTAAGGATAACTTTATTAAGTTTGCTCACGAACACGACAAAGGCCGCGTGGATTTACAAAACAAATACACAACGTCAGTACCTGAATTAAAAATGTATGCAGAGGACATTATGCTTCATTGTGAATTAAAACAAATACAAAAAAACACAAACTTAAAACAACCTAAACCAAACCAAACTATGAGCAATTACCAAAAAAAAGACGGTGACATATCCGTGTTCACCAATCAATCAGCCAACGCCAACGCACCACGATGGAAAGGCAATCTTCTTCTGAACGGACAGGAATACACTGTATCGCTGTGGTCCAAGAACGGAGCGAAGGGTGAGTTTCTTGCAGGGAGCGTCCAGCCGAAGCAAGCACCAGCACCAGCACCTGACCACTTCAACTATCCACAATCTAACCCGAACAGCAGTGGCGACTTACCATTTTAACCAGTGTACCAAGATTACCCTGCAAATTGATGGGCGTGTTTGCAGTACCGAAATGGAAGGCAATGAGCATACAGCAAGCGAAATCATCGAGGCTTTTGTTGGCTTGATGGTTGGTCAGACGTTCACCGAACGAACCTGCTACAAGGCAATGAACAATATTGCGGAGGAGCGTTACACCGAGGACGATTAGTCGCAAATATTGCCTATATTTGTGACAGAGTTGATGCTGTTTGTAGCAGAGCAGTATTGACGTAAGACGAGCCGCTACCTTTGGCTTGCCCCGACAGTCTGCTACCTGTCGGGGCTTTTTTTTTGAACCCAAAACATAAAAAATGAGAAACGGATTTATATTTTACGAAAGCTTTCACACGGCCATAAGCTACCTGCCGCCTGACGACCAACTGCGGATGTTTCACGCGATTGTCGCATACGGCATCCATCAACAAGCACCCGAACTTCCAACGCACCTGCTACCCATTTGGGCGCTCATAGTTCCGCAGATTGATGCCAACCAAGAACGCTATTTGAATGGAAAGAAGGGAGGAAGAAAACCAGTGGTTTCAAAACCCGAAACCAGTGGTTACGAACCAAATAACCAGTGGTTAGAAACTGAAGAACCTAAAGAGAAAGAGAAAGAAAAAGAGAATGTAAAAGAGAAAGTTAAAGAGAAAGGGATGGTTATTGAATTTCCTGATTTCAAAACTGAATTGCTTGCCGATGAGATTTTTTGCGAGACGTTTATGATGTCAAAGAACTGCGACCGCAAGGAATTGGAAAAGCAGGTCAACGACTTTGAAGTGGACTTGACATTGAAGGACGTGGAACACAGCACGTTCAGCAAGTACAAACGGCACTTCGCCAACTGGGTGGCTTACAAGAACATCACCCAGAAGCCGCACTGGTCGCACACCATCAGCAGTGAAGATAGGTTTTACTTTGACGAACACGGAACACTGCCCGATGGAAGCCTTCCCTACTGAAACGATGCTGATTGCGATGATGTTCGCACAGCCAAACACGATGCCCGAAGCGGCGGCGTGGCTGGAAAACAAACCCGACTTTTTCCAAATACCGAACAACCAGCACCTGTATGAAGTGTTGATGCACCTGCGCAAGGAAGGCAGGGTCATCGACTACATCAGCGTGAGCTTGCTACTATCCAAGCATATTGCCAACCCGATGGAGTACCTGATAAGCCTTGACAGCGCGGTACTGGGAATGACTGACATCTACACGCCGATGCTGATGGCAACGGAAAGTTACCTACTGCGCAAGCTTCACGCCGTGACCAACAAAGCCACAAGCGCGATGATGAACAAAAGCGCGCACCCGCTGGAAGTGCTGGATAACCTGACCATTGACGTGGAAGGCATCAACCGTTCAATGCTTGCCAAATCAAACAAGAAGATTGACAAGTTAATGGGTGAACTGCTGAAAGACCTGATTGAACGAAAGGAAGGGCGCAAGAACCTTGGCATCAGCAGTGGGTGGGGTAAACTGGATGCAGTGCTGGGAATGCTAATGCCAAGCACTTTGAACATCATTGCCGCGCGACCTGCTATGGGCAAGACCGCGTTTACGGTCAACTGGGCAGTTCAGATTGCCAAGCAGGGAAAGAAGGTTGCGTTCTTTTCGTTGGAGATGAGCGCAGACGAACTGGCCGCCCGCATCCTTGCCGCAGAAACAGGCGTATCAAACGGCAACATAATGAAGAACCCGCGTGAATTGCTGGACAGCGAAGTCAAGGCGTTATTTGCCGCCAGCGACCACATTAAAGACCTGCCACTGCACATCATTGACGCAGGGATGGTGAACATAAACGTAGTGAACGCCGAAGTAGACCGCATCAAGCCTGACGTGGTGTTCATTGACTACCTGCAAATAATGACACCACAAAACAGCGTCCAAGCGGGTGATACCAATAAGTTCTTTGAAGACCTGACCCGCGACCTGAAAATCACATCGAAGCGACTCAACATCCCAATCGTACTGCTCAGCCAGTTGAACCGCAGTTTGGAAACGCGAACCAACAAGCGGCCAATCCTTTCGGACATCCGAAGTAGCGGAGGCATTGAGCAGAACGCGGACACGGTTA